CAGGAACGTATACTGATGCTTTAACAGACATTGCAAAACTTCAGCCTGTTAAATTTACATGGAAAGCTGATGTAAATAATACGCCACAAGTTGGCGTCATTGCTCAATCGGTACAGCCTGTCGTTCCAGAGGCAGTTACTCAAGGTCAAATGTCAAGTGAAGACAAGACCGAATACTTGTCTGTTCGTTACACCGAACTTATACCGCTAATGATTGCTTCTATTCAGCAACTCAAAGCAGAACTCGATACACTAAAAGCAAAGGTAGGAGCGTAAATGTCAACAAATACATACAACTGGCAAGTCCAATGGATGCAAACCTCAACTGCTCCAGTCAACGGGTTTAACGAAGTCGTACTAACGGTAGGTTGGATATGCACGGGCAGCGATAATGCCACGCCAACGCCGCACACGGCTTCGATCTATAACACTCAGACGTTAGTGCCGCCCCCTGCTGGCGATCCTGCGTTTGTGCCTTACAATCAACTGACTCAAGCTACCGTGCTTGGCTGGCTATGGGCAGGTGGTGTCAACCAAACGGCGACTCAAGAAGCGTTGGACACCATGATTGCTAATCTGGCTAACCCACCTGTTCAACAACCGCCCCTGCCGTGGGCGAATCAAGGAGCTTAATCATGGCTGCGGTAAACTCATGGACTTGGACGATCAACTCAATGCAGCAATGGCCTTCGGGCACGAACGCAGGTTACGTTGTGAACGTACAATGGACTCTCACAGGCACTGACGGAACCCAAACCGCCAGTATTCAAGGGAACACCCAATACCCAGTATCGGACGCTCAGGCAGGATTCACCCCCTATGCAAGCCTGACTCAGACGCAGGTCATTGGTTGGGTTCAGGAATCGTTAGGCGCGCAAGGCATTGCTAACTACGAAGCCAACGTCCAAGGTCAAATTAACAGCCTTGAGAACCCACCTGTTAGCCCTGTGACGCAACCGCTTCCTTGGGGCTAATCGTGGAAGTTCAGTTCATTGTTAATGTCATCCTTGTCGTGGCAGGCTTTATCGGAAGTATGTTCGTGAAAGACTTGGTGGACAAGGTAAAGAATCTTGAAGAGGAACAAAAATCGCTTCAAGATCGTTACGTCCGCAGGGATGACTTTAAGGATCAATTGGTTGAAATTAAGTCGATGTTGGAGAAAATTTTTGATCGTTTGGAAACTAAAGCTGATAAACAGTAGGAGTCTTTATGATTAGTTTCGTACTTGGTTTTATTGTTGGCTTTGCTCTTTATTTGGCATACGATTACCTCACCTCTAAACCTGCCGAAGTCAAGGACGATGTGGCGAAGGTTGAGGCTGAAGTCAAGAAAGACCTGTAATGGGACTGGATGACATCACAAATCCGCTAAACCAAGCGGAAGGCACGCTAAAGGCTGCTCGTGGTGTCCTCAAAGAGGGCAAGGGTCTTATTAAGGACATTGCCGAGACTGCTGAGGAATATAAGCAGTATCAGGAAAAGAAGGCTGACAACAAGGCGATTCAGGCGAACCTTACCAACAAGAAGGCTACGACCCGAATCGCCAAACGAGCGACCAACGCAGCGATAGCGGATCACGATGCAGCGGTCACTTCTTCTCAGGAACTTGCAAAGCAGGTCTTGATTCAGAAGAAGGCTTACGAAGAAGAGCAAGCGATGATCTGGGCGATGAGTCAGGATGAGCGTGAGGCTTATCTGGCGGCTAAGAAAGAGCAAACGGAGCGTGTAAGGGCTGAGAAGTTACGCATGATCCGTGAGGCTGACGAGGCTCAGGCTCGGTTCGATCTGATTATGAACATTGTGATCGGCGTGATCTTGTTTGTGTTCTTGGCTTTCGGTGGGTGGGTAGCATTGGATTATTTTCTGGCAGGTAAGCTGCCGTGGAGGGAGTGATGAATTTAGGATTTTTGGCTCAACTAGCCCCTACGGTGGCGAGCGCACTGACTGGCCCATTGGGTGGGATGGCGGTTGAAATTCTAGCCACTAAGTTAGGCGTTCCCCCTGAGCAAGCCCAAAAGGCATTGGAGTCGGGAAAGCTGACCAGTGACCAAGTTGCTGCGATACAGCAATCCGAGATTGAGTTGAAGGCTAAGGCTCAAGAGATGGGTTTGGACTTTGAGAAACTTTCAAACGATGACCGCAAATCTGCGCGAGATATGCAGATCAACACTCACTCATGGATACCCCCTGTGATGGCGATTATTGTCACCATCGGCTTTTTCGGCATCCTATTTGCTCTGATGTCGGGCAAGGTCACAAAAGGCGATGAGGTGATGATCATGCTCGGCTCCTTGGGAACGGCATGGACTGGCATCATCAGTTTCTATTTTGGAAGTTCAGCCTCTAGCCAAAAGAAAGACGATTTACTCCACAAATCAACCCCGGTGCAATAATGATTAACTCAAGAAACCTAGAAGACTTATTACCAGTTGTCAAGGCTCGTGTTGACCAATTTTTGGCTGATGCCAAGAACCACGGAATTGACCTTTTAGTAACCTCAACCTATCGAGACCACGAATCTCAGGACGCTTTATATGCTCAAGGTCGAACCGCACCGGGGAAAATTGTCACTAATGCCAAGGGTGGTGAATCATTTCATAATTTTAAGTGTGCAATTGACATTGTTCCTATCGTTAACGGCAAGGCTGATTGGGACTGCTCTCATCCTGTGTGGGCGAAAGTTGCAGAATTGGGCAAGGCAGCGGGGCTAGAATGGGCTGGCGATTGGAAGACGTTCAAGGAAATGGCGCACTTCCAATACACTGGCGGTCTGACGCTCAAGGATTTGCGAGAAGGTAAGGAAATCAAGTAAAGTGTGCATGGGTAGCCGCCACCCTTTGGCGGTAATTTGAGGAGACTTTGATGGAAAACGTGACTTTAACTTTGACGGTGCAAGAGGCTGTGGACGTAGCTAACATTATTGGTCAGTTGCCGACGCAATCGAATGCTTATCCTTTGTTCGTTAAGATCAAGGGTCAGATTGAGGCTCAAGCGCAAGCGGCTCAACCTGCTGCTCAAGCGGCTGAACCTGCTGCTCCTGAAGCCGCCCCTGCTGCTAACTAGGAGTAATTTATGACGGATACCCGCTGGATTAGTAAGGCAATTAAGCGCCCGGGGGCTTTGAAGAAGTCCCTGCACGTTGCCGCTGACAAAAAAATTC